TTATAAATCTGTATCGTCAGGCTCAAACTTACTAAGATCAGGTAAATTTACTATTTCGATAGGCTGATTGTTGCCGTCACTTCGTGCGGCTTTTACGGTTGGTATTAGATTATTGTTTAAAGACGACACCAAGTCAGCTTGATTTATACATCTTCTATATTCAATATCTAATATTTTATCAACTACTTCTTGACCATAGTTGTCAAGTGCACGGTATTTTTTTATTAAACCTTTTTCTGTTCCAGTAAATTCAGAAACTTGTTTTGTATGAACTTTATTTATTAAATCACTAAAATTTATTCCATATATATTACACAATGAAACAAGAGATTCTATGTCAATTTTGCTTTTCGCTCTTTCCCAACTACTTATGTTAGCAGCTGAGCATCCGATAAGTTCTGCAACTTCAGATTGCTTCATATCAATCGACTCTCTTGCTCCTTTTAATAGATTACCTAAATGAGTATAATCAAATATCATTTGAATAACCTCCTCTTTGAGTTTATTATACAAGCGAAATTTGAAAAAGTCAATTATTTTTTAAAGAAAAATCAAAAATAATTTGAAAAAACCGTTGACAATCAAATCAAATTTGTATATAATCAAATTGTAATCAAATTTAATTTGAAAAGAGGTGAAAAAAATGAATTTGTATTTAGCTATCGGGTCGTATCTTGAGAATAACGGCATCACGCAAACATATTTATCAGAACGTTCAGGGATGACAACCAATGCACTTAACTTATCGTTAAAAGGTAAACGCAAACTCACAGCCGATGAATATATCAAAATTTGTGATGCTTTAAAAGTCCCTTACGATTTGTTTGTGAAAAAACTGTGAACAGCTTAACGAAAGGAATGATAAAAATGGCACTAACCATATATGCTGTAGTCGCTACCGTAGTAGCAGTAGTGGCAATCATAAAAGCTGTAAAATGGAAAATTGCTACAAGAGCAATGGTGGTTTATTGTATGAAGAATTTCAGAATACCCACAGACAAAGAACTTGCCGACTGCTCCAAAGAAGCCGCCGGCAAGACAATAAGATTTAAGTAATTCCAAATTGAGCTTTTATAAGCTGAGTAACAACATTCGCTGATATTTGTGTTATTGCAGAAAGCGAGTGACTTCCCACGGTTCCGGCAATCTTCTTAACTTTATTCCATATATCATCGTTACGAATATTTGCTAAAAACTTGTGACCTTCGGGAGTTAAATCACCTACTTCTAAATAGTCGCCACCGTCAGTAGCGAACATTGAAGTAATTAAACCTGCAAGTTTGCATTGTTTAATGTGGTAGATAATTTCATCATGAGAGTATGGTTGAAGCCTTTCAAAATCGTTGCTGAATTTACTGTATCGAAAGGATTCGTTGAAGTCACACACTTCTTCTACACTCAAAAGAATATCACGAACACAGTCGTTATTTAAACGCATAAGCATCACCTCCTTACAATTTGATTTTAGCATTTTAAGGAGAAAAACACAACAAGAAGGTTATAGCAGAAGAGTGTTTGGGAATGTGTCAGGTGCTTGATGTTGATCCAAGGCAGTTTTTTAAGCAGTCTGCTTAACTTATTACCTCAGAAAGGAATGATAAAAATGATTGATTGCTCAAAAACAGAAAATTATTTCGCTGAAAAGTTGAGGATGACGAAAAGAACAAGGCGGCAAGGATGCAAAATTAAATGTTCCGAGTGTCCGCTGTCCAGTCAGAATAACGGGACATCTGATAGTATGAGCTGTATAACTTTTGAAATGTATCATCCTGAAAAGGCAATTGCAATCGTGCAGAAGTGGAGTGACGAACACCCACAGAAAACTTATTTGAGCGAGTTTTTGAAAAACTATCCGAATGCTCCGCTTGACGATGACGGAACACCTAAAGGTGTATGTCCAAGTGCGTTAGGACTGATGGACATAGATGATTGTGACGATAACTGTATTAAATGTTGGAATCAGCCTATTGAGGGCGGTGAAGAGTAATGGACTTAGAAAAGGTTGCTATAATGCGACTTCGTGACGGAGCAGAAATAAGTAAACGCTACTATGATAAACCGCTTATGCTTTGCTATTCAGGTGGTAAAGACAGCGACATTATTTTAGATTTAGCCCTTAAATCAGGTATAGACTTTGAGGTCCAACATAGTCACACAACGGCTGATGCTCCCGAAACAGTTTACCACATACGCAATAAATTCAAGGAGTTAGAGTCTAAAGGCATAAAATGCAACATTGATATGCCGAGATACAAGGGCAAGCCGACATCTATGTGGTCACTGATAGTGCAAAAAGGTATTCCCCCCACACGGTTAGTAAGATATTGTTGTGCAATTCTGAAAGAAACAGGCGGTAAGAATCGTGCTATTGCAACAGGAGTGCGAAGAGCCGAAAGTACGAAAAGACGGTCGAAGGGAATAATCGAAACTTATTCTTCTAATCTGTCGAATAAAATCGTCCTTAACAATGACAACGACGATAAGAGGCAGATAGTTGAGCATTGTCAGTTACAAGGAAAGATACTCTTCAATCCTATTTGTGATTGGTCGGATAGTGATGTTTGGGAGTACATCAACCAAGAACACATTAATCTTAATCCATTATACAGTTGTGGATTTGACCGTGTTGGATGCATTGGCTGTCCGATGGTAAGTAAGAAGAGATTTGCGGAGTTTGCACGATATCCCAAATACCGAAATTTGTATATAAGAGCATTCGACAAGATGCTTGAAGTGAGAAAGCTAAGAGGCAAAGCTACACAACACGCTAATGGACTTGAGGTTTTTCATTGGTGGATGCAGGATGGTGTTTTGCCTGGGCAATTAAGTTTTGACGGAGAGGACTGGTGAAGAGCGATGATTGAAAAAGAATTAAAAATCCGTGATATTTGCGGTGATTATGCTTTGGATATACCGTTCGCAGACGGTAGTGTAAACACGATATACTTTAATTCAAAACGAAATGCCGAAACAGTTAAGCATATTATCGAAGTTGACGGTAGTAAACCCAATCATGCTACGGTGTGTGAAATGGAAGAAATCAGGCACGGAAAGTGGGAACACGACAGTGGGGGTGTCGGCTATATAAATTATTTATGTTCTGAGTGTAAAAATTTTTTCACTTTTTACGAGGGCTTTGATTTGTATCCATATTGCCCTTATTGCGGTGCAAAAATGGATAAGAAGGAGGAAAACAATGCCTAAACTGAAAATTAAGCCTTGTCCGTTCTGCGGAAGCAAGGTAACAGTTGAGAATATAGGCGCTGATGAGGAGGCGTATATGTTTGAGTGTACTAATGATGATTGTGCCTCGGCTACCTGTTTTGGTGATTACAGCACCGACAGAGCAACTGCTATCAAAAATTGGAATAAGCGTGTTGCACAGTGTATCACGAATGCAAAAATCGGCACTTGTACGATCAATATAGATTTGAGGTGATTAAATGAACGACAAAATCCTTATCAACCCTAAAACAAATCAGGAGTACAGAGATGTACCGCCGACCGTGGCGGCTGAATATCTCGGAGTTGCTCTCAATTATGTTTATGAGGGCCTAAAAAAACAAACCCTGCCTATCGGTTCAGCCGTACAGAGCGACAAAGGGCGTTGGAGCTACAACATACCGATTGACCGGCTCAAGACTTACGCAAGCGGTGCAGATATATCCTTACTGACTACACTGCTCAACAAATTGATCGGCAGCGGAAATACAATCAACGAAAGGACGGCGTAAAAATGATAAATTCGCCGTGCTACGGCTGTCAGACACGGACAACAAGATGTCATACAGATTGTGAAAAATACCTCGAGTACAAATCAAAATGTGACAATCGCCGAGCCGAACGCTCTAAGAATTATGACTTTTTTAATTACATCAGTCATAAAATCAACATCCATACGAGATGTCGCAAATCAAATAAATGAAAGAATAGGTGAATATATGGAAATCATTGCAAATAACCGTGCAAATAACCGTGAACATATCGCTTTTAAAGACTTGAAAAAAGGCGATATTTTTGTATTAGCCTCAGATGGCAAATGGTACATAAAAAACAACGATTTTTATGCAGTACGACTTTCAGACGGCGAAACCGTTGAGCCGAATTTCACACCTTTACTTTGCGAAGTCAAAGATTGCGTGCTCGTAGAAAGAGAAATCTATACAGCATTAGCTGAAAAGGAGCGTGTATAACAAATGTGGCATTTAAGAAACTACGAAACCAAAAGGTCGCTCAGAAAAAAGTACAAGCACTGTAAAGAACAGCTTGAATATACCCGAAAGAGCCTCAGCACTAAAAACGATGAACTCGAAACAGCACACAGCGACATTGACTTTTTTAAGGTCAGAATCATCAAGGTACTAAATGAAGTTAATAAACTTTGTGAGGGTAACAATCTGTTTTTACCGCCTGAGATTGAACGCATACAGGTTGAGCTTGCGGTCACAGATGTGATTGACGTTAAAGAAACCTCCAAAGGCTTTATTTGCGTAGCGGTTGAGGAGTGCAACCGATGAATTTTACAGGCAAAGAAAAAGACCGTTGATTGCTTGCACTACAATCAACGGTCGGCAAATAACACAAGGCTATCTGCGTACAAATACAGTCCAACGTTATTATATCAGATAACCTTGCAAAAATCAAGGAGATTATATAAATGAATAAAAAATCTAAATTACAAATGATACCGACTGACAAACTGCACCCGCACCCCGACAATCCAAGAAAGGTTATCGGCGATGTTTCAGAACTTGCAGAATCTATCAAAGCAAACGGTATCTTGCAGAATTTGACCGTAGTGCCAAACGATGATAACTGGGATGATTTTACCGTTATCATCGGGCATCGCAGGCTTGCAGCGGCAAAGCAGGCAGGATTAACTGAACTGCCGTGTGCGATTGTTGAAATGACAGAGAAAGAACAGCTGTCAACGATGCTCACAGAGAATATGCAAAGGTCAGATTTGACGGTGTATGAAGAAGCAAAGGGCTGTCAGCTGTTGCTCGACCTCGGTGATACGGTCGCAGAGGTTGCCGAAAAGACAGGCTTTTCGGAAAGCAAAATAAGGCGGAGAGTAAAACTCTGTGAGCTTGACGAGGAATCATTCAAAGAAAGCCAGCTCAGACAACCCACATTGGCAGACTACGAGCGTCTGAATCAGATTAAGAATATTGAAGTAAGAAACGAATTGCTTAAATCAATCGGAACGAATAATTTCGATAATCTTTTGTATTCTGCTGTTAAAAAGCAGGAGACCGATGAAGAAAAAGAAAAAATTGAAAAGCTCTGTCTTGAACATGGAATGATTAAAGCGCAGAAACATGACGAAATTCCAAGCAACTACGAATATACGGGATTTTTTGCGCTCAAAGATTTGATCGGTAAAGACTTTGCGGACGGCAGGAAAAGATATTTTTATTTTGGTTACGGCTCAAACATTTATATTTACGCAGAAGCATTTGAAAAGCAGGAAAAGATCGATGCCGAAGAAGAAAAGCGAAAGCTTGAAGAGCAGAGATGGGACGAGCTTGTTGAACAGGCGGAAGAAACAGACAAACGCTGTGAGGCTCTCAGAAGAGGCTTTATGCTGGATACGAATTTCAATGACAACAACAAGAAGCAGGAGCTTGTGAAATTTATAGTCGCCCAAGTGGCGACAGGAGCCAGTAACAAAAAATATCGTTTTGAAGAAATTATCGAACACGACTTTGAAGATGATGAAAACATAGATAGCTACATCAACGAACATTGGAACAATGACAGCGGCAGAATGCTAATGGCGACGGCATACGCTTTGAGCCAGAGAATTTACGGTTCGTTCGATTATATCAGTGTAAATTATTCGGACAAGACATTCAGCCGAAAAAACAATCCCGAACTCAACAGATTTTATAATCTGCTATGTAAACTCGGCTATGTGATGAGTGACGAGGAGATACAGCTCCGTGACGGCACACATCCGATTTTTACCTCCGGTGAAGTAAAATAAACTAAATAAGTTAATCACACAACTGCACTTGTGAGATTATATAAATCCCATTTAATACCTTCTTTCTTTAATTGTATTTTCGGGTAGGTGCAGATGCCCGAACAAATTAACCGATAACAAGCTCTGCACAGCTTGTCATATAAAACTCGTTTACTCCTCTTTAAATAAATTCTGACATTGAAAGCGGAGCAGGTGCAGATGGTCCGCTTTAGGTGAAGGAAATGGCATCAATCAAAGTTAAATCCGAATACAAAAAACTTGTCAGCTTATTTAACAATTTGACAGGATCAAGGTCATTGTGGCAAGTGTTCAACGATTGCATAGAAATGTTTGCGCTAAGCATTCAGAATACTTTTTGCTTTGGTCAAACATTTGAAAAAAACGAAAATCGCTATAAAGACATCACCAAAAATTATAGTGAAAGCGAAATTGAAACAATTGTAAAAATTTTCGCCGAGATAACTAATGCACTCGAAGCAAATCCATTTCAAGATTTTTTGGGGGATTTGTATATGCAACTTGATATGGGAAGCAGCGCTCTTGGACAATTTTTCACACCGTACACCGTATCTTATGCAATGGCGGAAAGCTCGTTTGACGAGAAAAATGCAAAAGCTGAATTATCCCAAAAAGGATATATCTCGGTTCTTGAGCCTACGGTCGGTGGCGGAGCAAATGTAATTACGTTTTGTGAGGTGCTGAAAAATCATGACATCAATTATCAAACACAATGTGTCATTGTCTGCCAAGAGCTCAGCAAATCAACTGCTCTGATGTGCTATACAGCACTGTCGCTGATAGGTTGTGCAGCGGCGGTTAAAATTGGAGATAGTTTGAGTGATCCATATACGAACTATTTTGCTGAGCGTTCTAAAGGTGCTGAAATTTGGACAACTCCAATGTTTCACATTCAAAACTGCTATAAGAAGGTATGAATCTATGCAAGAAGAGGCGCTTTTACAAATCATTAAAAAACAGCTTAATGAGATCGTAAGGTGGTAGATTTACAAAATGTCGAGGTTAAATAAAACATGGACGGCCGATGAAATAGATTATCTTATTTCTGCTTGGGGCAACGTTAATATGGCCACTATAACAAAACACCTTGATAGATCCGAATGTGCAATAAGGCTAAAAGCCGGTAAGTTAAACTTAGGACCTTTCTTGGCTAATGGCTATAGATACATCACAATAAGCAATCTTTATAAACTCATTCGTCCAAACACTTCTGCCACTTATCTAAAAACATCGTGGGTAAAAAATAGGAATCTGCCTACTCACAACATTTCAAGAAGTTCAAAAACAAATTTCATCGTTGTTTACATAGATGAATTTTGGATGTGGGCAGAGAAAAATCAATATTTTTTAGATTTTTCGAAACTTGGAAGATATCAATTAGGACCAGAGCCCGATTGGGTAAATCCAAAACGAGAGGCAGACATATTAAGGAACAGTTTTATCAAAGCAACTCCATGGACAAGCAGAGAAGATAACCTTCTCAAAGAATTGCTTGTAAAGCAAAAGTATGGATATAAAGAGCTATCACAAATATTGTGCCGTAGCGAAGGAGCAATACAGCGCAGAATTAATGACCTAAACATCAAATACCGACCGATAAAAGCTGATAACCATCAAAAATGGACTGAATCAGAATACACTTTACTTGGCGAAATGATTAAATGCGGAAGCAAATATGAAGAAATATCCGACAGAATCGGTCGATCAGTTAAGGCTATCAGAGGACGTGTGTTCGATAAGTATCTCACGGAAAATCTTGATAAAGTGCGAAATTACATAGGCAACGGAAACTTTGGAGACGGAACGCCTGACAAGCCGTTAAAATACAAGCGACTTATGTCGAACGAAGAAAAAAACAAAGCTAATCTATTGTTATCAATCATCGCAGGAGATTTACGTTGTGTTGCAAAAATGAATTCAAATGTTGATGAGGAATACAGTGAATATTGGCAAAAGGATATGTGCTTGAATTGGAGCAATATCAAAGGCTGTATTGCATGCGAAAAAGATTGCGACAGTTGCACATCATTTAAAAGAATACCCGTACAACATTGTAAGCGTTGTAGAAAAGATTTTTTTGAACGAAAAAGTGCTGATTTTTGTAGCGATTGCAGGTCAGCTCGCCTATATCAAGCGCGAAAAAAATATGCAATACTGCAACAAAAGCAAAACCGAAAGTAAAGAAGGCGTATCTATGGATGATAAAACAGAATTCGTACGAATGGCAACAACACAATGCCTAAAGTATATGTCTGTGAATGAGGCAAACAAGGTTGAGCAAATTTTGTCAGTCTTGTTGACAAAATATTCTCTAAAAAAAGAAACCTACGCTTTATCCACCGAAACAGTTACTCCGAATCAAAAATTAGTAAATACTTTTTTAGCCATTAAAAAAATTAGTGGTTTAACTGACAAAAGTCTAAAAGCTTATAACAATGAAATACAAATGATGCTTAAAGCAATAAATAAGCCTATCGCAGACATTAAGGTTAATGATATTCGTGCATACCTTGCTTTTGAACAATTAAATAAAAATGTATCAAACAGTTATCTTGATACAAAATTAAGATACTTAAAATCATTTTTTAAAACACTGAGAATTGAAGGCTACATACCAAATGATCCGGCAGAAAAAATCACAAAAATAAAAGCTGAAAAGGTAATCAGAAAGCCGTTTACACCGATTGAAACCGAAAAAATTAGAGATGCTGCCGGAAAAGATTTGAGGTTGAAGGCAATCATAGAATTTCTATTATCGACAGGATGTCGAGTTACAGAAGTGGAAAATGCAAATCGCAGTGACATTAAAGATGATAAACTGATTATCACAGGCAAGGGTAACAAACAAAGATACGTATATCTTAACGCACAAGCAAAACTTGCTTTGGAAAAATACGAAAATACGAGATCAGACACCAACAATGCTTTGTTCGTTAGTAAAGTTAAAATAAAAGGTGAATACAAAAGGCTTGAAAAAGGACAAATAGAAAATATCATTCGTGAGCTTGGTAAAGACATTGGAATTGAAAATTATCACCCACATAGATTCAGAAGAACCATGGCTACCGATGCCCTTAGAGCCGGCATGCCAATTGAACAAGTATCACTAATGCTTGGCCACGAAGAACTGACTACAACACAAATATACGCAAGATCTGATGAATCTGATGTTTATCAGGCACATCAAAAATATGTTAGATAAATAGGAGTGATAATATTGGCATTCCCCGAAAAATTAAAAGCGTTAAGGCTTAAACATAAATTAACGCAGGAAGAATTAGGTGAAAAGCTCTGTTTGAGCAGAACAAGTATATCTTACTATGAGCAGGGAAAATTTGAACCTGATATTAATACCATAATAGCTATATCAGATTTATTTAAAATTTCGATAGATGAACTGTTGAAATGAGGTTTAACAATGAAAATAAAAAAAGCATTCGACATATGTAAAAAGAACAAGTCAATTTATATATCTATGACCAGCGAAGGAGAACAGTGGCTTTCGGACGGCAATGCGGTTTATCCAATTTTTGAACTGCCATTGTTGAATGAAAACTACATATGTAAGTTGTATGACATAAACGATGCGCAAAGAGATAAGATTACATTTATTATCGCAAAGGGAAAACCTGAAATTGATGTTAATGACAGTACAGCGGATGAGTCACTCGCTGAAATGTGGGACATCGAAATTGCGTATAATGGCAAAATATTATTACCAATAAGCACATCTGAGGGACTTATGTTCATCGACCGTACTTATCTCAGTCCGTTTGCAGATATGCCGCAACAAGAAATGTCATTGACATTAAGATACAATTCAAAAAGTGTTCCCTACTTTGCTATTAAATTCGGTATGATAGCCTACGGGTTTATAGCCGCCTGCGAAATCGTTGACGAAAATCTTGTAAACAGTTTGAAAGCACTCTACATCGAAAGTGAAATGATTTTGAAAAATGAGAAAGGATGACCTGCCGATGAAGCAGTATGAAGCTGACCAACAGCGGAAGTTATTTCAATGGACGACTTTCATCCGGGCAAAGTATCCTGAAATTGATTTGATGTTCCACATTCCGAACGGCGGAAGCAGGAACAAACTTGAAGCAGCCAACCTCAAAAAGCAAGGAGTAAAGGCAGGTGTGCCGGATTTGTTTTTGCCGGTTGGCCGTGGTAGCTATCACGGTCTGTTCATCGAATTAAAATACGGTAAGAATAAGCCGACTGAAAAACAAACCGAATGGCTTAAAAGCCTTAATGAACAAGGCTACGCTGTCGCTGTATGTTATGGTTGCGACGAGGCAAGCGAAAAAATATTAAAGTATTTGAAATTAGGTGAAATAAATGAGTGAAGAAAAAAAGAAACGAGGTCGCAAGAAGAAACTCGACCGAATAGACAAGATGTGTCTTTACTGTTCTGATTACAACGCAAAGCACGGCACAAGTTACAGCTACGGAGAATTTGTAGCGCAAATCGCCGCAAGAAAAATTAAACCGCTCGGTTTCTACGATTACGCAGATTAGGAGGAAAAAATGATTGATTAAGGAGAGTGATTTGGTTGAGTCAGAGAAAATCAATATCAAAAGCAACAAGGCTTAAAGTTTATGAGAAGTACAACGGAAGGTGTGCGTACTGCGGCTGTAAACTCGAATTAAAGGATATGCAGGTTGACCATATTCAGAGCGTGTATTGGTATGACGGAGCAAATGACATTGAAAATTTCAACCCTGCTTGTCGAATGTGCAATTTCTACAAATCGACAAGGACAGTCGAAGATTTTAAAAAAGAATTAGGAAAGTTGCTTTCGAGGCTCGAAAAGGTCTTTATTTTTCGATTAGCTGTAAAGTACGGATTGATTAAAAAGACGGACAATCCAATTGAATTTTACTTTGAAAAGCAAAATAAAACAGGTAAAGAGAGTGAAAAATGATGAGAGAAATATTATTCAGAGGAAAATTCGGAAACGAATGGAAGTACGGCTTTTTAAGCATTGAACCCAAAGGCTTGGTAATCAAAGAGCCATACAAGAACGAAAGCTCAAAAGTGTGGCATATTGACGCTGACACAGTCGGACAGTACACAGGCATGCACGACAAGAACGGCACAAAAATTTTCGAGGGCGATATTGTTGATTTCTCGAAACGCCCTGATAATGGCGACTATGGAGCTGTTATATATGACGCAGATGAAACCGAATTTGGGATTGAATACTACAATATCTACAGAAGTCTCGGAAAAAATTATTATCCTGAAAATATTGAAGTTATCGGAAATATCTATGACAATCCCGAACTGCTGAAAGGGGAAAACAATGACTAACTTTGAAAAAATCAAATCAATGAGCATTGACTGCACGAAACATTGGCTTGAAAGTGAGGTGGAAGAATGAAAGACATTAAAAATATCACCGTTAATTACGATAACAATGAAAGCAAGACGATTACAAAGGGACTTGTTATTGATTTTGGTAAACTTGATAACGATGAGGGCGATGTTTGCTTTAATATGTGTAACATCAAAGGTAAGGATTTGCGTTTGATTGTAACCGCTGTTGTTGCGTTGGCGCAGGAACTTGGTATGCTTGACGAGGAGCGTGAAGTGGATTGACGGTTAAAGATTATTTATATTCGGTCAGGGTTTCGGATAAGCTGATCAGAACGAAAGAACACGAGCTGTCGAAACTTAGGCTGAATATTGCACAGGTATCGGTTAAGCAGAATGAGCCTGTTAAGACATCGGGAGTGAATGACCCTATGCGGATTGTGGACAGGATTGCAGACCTTCAGGCTGAAATCAATCGGGAAATTGACAATCTTGTGCGGTTGAAAACTGAAATCCGCAGTAAAATCAACGCACTTGACGATTACCGTTACATTGCAATTTTGACTGAGTATTACATAAATTGTCAGAGATGGGAGGATATTGCCGAGAGTATGGAAATGAGCGTAAGGCATACCCTGAGATTGCACGGCGAAGCGTTACAGGCGTTCCGAAAAAAGTTTGATTTCTCGTAAAATTATTTTGAAATGTCATTGAATGTCACCCTTACCCAGCGTATAATGGTATTATGAAAGTTTGACAAACAGGACATATGTAGAAATCTCCTAAGATAAAAAATTCGCACAAACCGCTCATAGTTCCAGCTGTGGGCGGTTTTGTGTTGTGAGGGAAAATCAGATAAAAGAGGTGAGGTGATTGCCCAATGAGAAAAATTTAATACCGTTTACATCTGACCAAAGCCGTGATGAAGCCGTGAAAAACGGAGCAAAGGGCGGTAAGGCTTCGGGCAAGTCACGCCGCCGTAAAAAGAGTATGAAACAGGTTATGGATATGTTACTTTCCTTGCCTGCGAACACTCCTGCCGACTGGGAAATGCTTATTGATATGGGAATTAATGTTGATGAGATTGACGAAGATTTGGTCAATAATTTGCTCGTTGTAAATGCGGCACTTCTCAAAAAGGCTAAAACAGGTGATGTTAATTCCATTAAAGAATTAAGAAATATTATCCGTGACAATGTTTTTGAAAATCATAAAATCAAGCTCGACAATGCCTATCTCGACATTGAACGCAAAAAGGCTGAACCGCCAAAGAGTGACGGTTCGGAGTACAAAGGAATACCGGCTAATATGGTTGCACCGTCGTTTTCGTCGGTGCTTTTTGATATTGAGGGTAAAGAGCATTCGGAATATGTTTTCCCCGGCGGAAGAGGTTCAACAAAATCGTCTTTCGTCAGTCTGAATGTTATTGATTTGCTTATGAAGAACGAGGATATGCACGCCTGTATTTTTCGTCAGGTAGCCGACACTCTGCGCAGTTCGGTGTATCAGCAGATTTTGTGGTCAATCTCTGCTCTCGGTCTTGAAAGCGAGTTTAACTGCACCGTGTCACCTCTCGAAATCACGAGGGTAAGCACAGGACAGAAAATATACTTCCGTGGAGCAGATGATCCGGGCAAGATTAAATCAATCAAAGTACCGTTCGGTTATATCGGCGTTGCGTGGTTTGAAGAACTTGACCAGTTCACCGGCGAGGAAGCTGTCAGAAAGATTGAACAGTCGGTGATTCGTGGCGGTGACACGGCTTTTAAATTTAAATCGTTCAACCCTCCGAAATCTGCACAGAACTGGGCGAACAAGTATGTTAAAATTCCCCGTCAAGACAGGCTCGTTATTGAGAGTACATACCTTACAGTACCGTCAAAATGGCTCGGAAAGCCGTTTATAGATGACGCAGAGTTCCTGAAAGAAACAAACCCTACCGCCTATGAAAACGAGTATATGGGCATTGCTAACGGCACAGGCGGCAATGTATTTGATAATGTTGTTATTCGTGAGGTCACAGATGACGAAATTCAGACCTTTGACAGATTTTACAGAGGAGTTGACTGGGGCTGGTATCCTGATCCGTTTGCCTATGATTGTATGACTTATATTCCAAGTCAACACAAGCTCATTATTTTTGACGAGGAACATTGCAACAAAAAAAGCAACAGGGAAACAGCCGAATTGCTCAGAACTAAGCACGGAGTTACAAGTAATGATTTGATTACCTGCGACAGTGCAGAACAGAAGTCAGTCGGCGATTACAGGGCTGACGGTTTAATGGCTCGTTCAGCAGAAAAAGGACCCGGTTCGGTTGTTTACTCGATGAAGTGGTTGCAGTCTTTACGGGAGATTGTGATTGATAACACACGCTGTCCGCATACTGCACAGGAGTTTCTCGACTATGAATACGAGCGTGATAAGGACGGCAATGTTATCAGCGGTTATCCCGATAAGGACAACCACCATATTGACGCTGTCAGATATGCAATGAACAGAGTATGGAAACGCAGAGGTGAATAATGGGACTTATAGATTTTTTGAAAGGAGTGTGGAGGCGAATGTTTCCGCTTGAAAATATTCGGCAGGCGCTTAATTTACGGCTTGCGATTACAGCAGAAATGCAAAAGGCTATCGGCGTATGGCAAAACTGCTATGTCGGCAAAGCTCCGTGGCTTGATGAAAATGTCATCAGTTTGAGGCTTGAGCAGTCAATCACAAGGGAGTTTGCTAACATTACGCTTAATGAAATGACGGTGAACATCTCAAATGAAACGCTGTCAAAATTGTTTGAAACTGCAACCGAGGAGCTTAATTCGGAGTTACAGTCAGGTCTCGCGACCGGTGCAATGGTTATCAAGCCTTTGGGCGGTGACAGAGTACAATATATCTCGGCAAATGCTTTTGTGCCGATTGAGTTTGACGCAAAGCACAGGCTTGTAAAGGTCATCTTCCCCGAATTTAAGAAAATCGGTGACAACTACTACACAAGGCTTGAATATCACAGCCTTGATAAGGACAAGGGCTTGACTGTTACTAACACGGCTTACCGTTCGTCATCATCCGAGGTTCTCGGTACTGAAATTCCACTCGCTGTCATTGACGAGTGGGCAGACTTACCGCCTGCGGTCACATACCCCGATATGAAAAGACCTGCGTTCGGTTATTTCAGAGTGCCGATTAAAAACACGGTTGACGGCTCATCATGCGGTATGTCGATTTTTGACAGCGGACTTGAAATCATTCAGAAAGCCGATATGCAGTTCGGACGGCTTGACTGGGAATTTGAAAGCGGAGAGCGTGCGATTCATGTTGATTCTGCCGCGTTTAAGGATGGCAAAGCCGACAGACTTAACAGGCGTTTGTACCGTGCTGTTGATGTGGATTTGGGTGACGAAGAACTGTTCAAGGACTTTTCGCCTGCATTCAGACAGTCCGACATTACGGACGGCTTGAATACATATCTGCGCATGATTGAGTTTGCGGTCGGTCTTGCATACGGTGACCTTTCAAACCCCGAAACAGTTGCAAAGACTGCTACGGAGATTAAGTCGGCGAAGGACAGAAAGTACAACACCGTGTCGGCAATTCAGAAACAGCTTCGCTATTGCCTTGATGACTTGGTGTATGCTCTGGCCTTTTACAATTCGCTGACAACAAGCGGTTATTCGTTTGTATGCGATTTCAAGGACAGTATTCTGACCGATGAAGAAACCGAACGCAAGCAGGATATTCAGGACTTAAACCTTGGTATTATGCGACCTGATGAGTACCGTATGAAGTGGTATGGAGAGGACGAAAAGACAGCGAAAAAGAATCTTCCGCAGTCCTCTGAGGTTATCGAATAATGTTCACTCCGACTGAAATTGAGGCTTTGCCCTCGGCTATGGAACAGTTGTACCGCAGTTTACAGTTAAATATTATGTCCGACCTTACGGAGCGTTTGAAAGCTAACGGTGAGGAGATAACCTCTGCTGCCGATTGGCAGATAAACCGCTTGTATGAATTGGGCGTGAGTAAGGATGAAATAGACAGCCTTATTCAAAGCACGCTCAATGTGTCTGACGCTGAAATCGACAGAATCTATGATGAAGTCGTGAAATCGGGATATGCAAGAAACGAGGAGCTTTATAAAGGCAAGGGCAAAGAGTATATTCCTTATGCGGAAAATAAGCAACTGCAACAACTTGTAAAGGCGGTCAAAAATCAGACAAAATCGGAGTACAGGAACATTACAGGCTCACTCGGATTCGCCGTGAGAAATGCCGACAATACGCTGTCATTTACTCCGCTTGCAGACTTTTACCAACGCACTCTTGACAACGGACTTATGCAGATTGCAAGCGGTGCGGTTGATTATAACACAGTCCTTAAAAGAGCGGTTAAAGCTATGACCGACAGCGGATTGCGTACCGTCGATTATGCAAGTGGTTGGAGCAATCGTGTTGATGTGGCGGTTCGCAGGGCGTTGATGACAGGCTTTAATCAGGTTGTCGCAAAGGTCAACGAGGACAACGCCGAACAGCTCGGCACGGAATATTTCGAGGTCAGCTATCACCGTGGGGCAAGACCGACACATCAGGTGTGGCAGGGCAGAGTGTACAGCAAAAAGGAGCTTGAAACCGTCTGCGGATTGGGTACGGTCACAGGACTTTGCGGTGCGAATTGCTATCACAGCTATTCGCCGTTTATGAAAGGAATTGACACTCCGACATACAGCGAAGAAGAACTTGACCATATGAACGAGGAAGAGAACACGCCGAAAGAGTATAACGGCAAAGAGTACACGGCATATGAGGCACAGCAGAGGCAAAGACGGCTTGAAACCGCAATGCGTGCCGACCGACAGAAGATTGAACTGCTCACACAGGGCGGTGCCGATGACGATACAATCACAGGCGCAAAGGTCAGATATTTTCAAAGGCAGGACGAATATGTAAAGTTTTCAAAAGCAATGAACCTCCCTCAGCAATGGGAAAGAATAACCGTTGACGGCAAAAATGCTTTAGGCTCAAAACTCCCGAAAAAAGCAGAGAGTGTTAATAAAATCACCGCTGAATCTGTTGCAAAATCGGGTAAAAGTGGTATAATAAAAGAGAAAAGTAAAAAGCCTATTACTCCGATAACCGATAAAGCTATCAGTCGTATTCCTAAAGTTGATATTGAAGGTTATACAGAAGAGCAGTGTTTGGAAATTCAAAAACAACACAAGGAACTTTTGAAATTTTCAAAAGAACAAAATGAAAATAAAGAAGTTGCCTTCGTGTTAAAAAATGATGTGTCCAAAATGATTACAGAGCCTATTAAAGGAACTGATGAAAAAATAGATTTTGGATCAGCACTTCAAGGCAAAGATTTATTTGTTATGCACAATCACCCGAGAAACAGCAGTTATTCTTTAAATGATATTATCGAATTTATTAAGAATGATAGTATAAAAACATTTACTATTGTGAAAAACGATGGCAACATTGAAGTATTAACAAAGTTGAAAGGATACGACAGACTATCACTTTTAACAGAGTTACAACGAATGGGAAAAAAGAGGATAAAAACAGGTTCTGATAGTGAATACAGAAAGGTTATTGATAAATTTTTAAGTAAACATCAAGAAGGAGGTTTATTTGAATGGAAGAAATAAACAAATCTGTTTTAGATGGTTCTAACGAAGAAGCTTCAAAACGTCTTGACGAAATAATTAAAGAACTTGAAAAACAAAGAAACAAAAGCTAACCGCTCCGTAAAAAGGGCGGCTTTGTTGTTTAACTTGCCGAGAATATGTTCAGAGTAAGAAAAACGGCTTGTTCACGGCATTGCTTAACTTGCCTGTAACTTGCCGTAACAGAACTAAATACATCAAATCAGCACTTTGAGAAATCAGAGTGCTTTTTTATTATTAATCAAAGAAAGGTTTGATACTATGAGAAAAAGAATTTTAGCAATTGTACTTATGGTAGTTATGATTGCAACAACCGTACTGATTACTGTGGGCTGTACCGAGGCAACGCAGGTATCGCACAATGTTTCGCAGGAAGCAGACAATTTCAATGTGATACGCAGGCTTACGGTTATTAACACAAGAACCGATAAGCCGTCATTTGAACTCGTTGCCGCTTTTTCATTACAGGTCGATAATGACGATAACCAAATTGAGGTTGTCTGCGAAACGGGCAAGGGTGAATACAAAAAGCATATCATAGGTCTTAATGATGAAACTATGTATGTTGTAGAGGACATAAGCGGTGCAGAAGTGGATAAATACCGTTATGAAATTAACTTCCTGCCTAAACAGATTTTGCCGATTACATTTAAGAGTAAAGATTAACAGTTAAACCCGTCGATTTCGACCAGTTTAGAAAGGTGGTGACAGAATGAAAATCAGAGTAACAACAGCATTTAACGACAGGCAGAACGGCTATGTAACCCGACCTGTGAATGAAGTTTTTGAATGCTCCGAGCAGAGAGCAAAGGAACTCATTGACGGCGGTTTTGCAGAAGAGGTCAAGCCTGACGCTCCCAAAAAGCCGAGAGCCAAAGCAGTTAAAACAGAAAAAGCAGATTAAGCGCCCTTGCATTTGATTGCATAGGTGCTTTTATTTTACCCTGCCGTAGGTTATAACGGCTGAATTTCTACCGCAGGCAAAGCGGAATACAAGCTATGCAGAAAGGATTTACTATGAAGAATATACACACACTTCTCTCCGAAATCGGTCTTACAGTTCCCGAAGATAAAAAGGTAGACTTTGAAAAAGCCTTTGCGGATAATTACAAAACCGTGTCAGAGGTTGAAAAGCTCCGCACATCAAGGGACAACTACAAGTCACAGCTTGAAACTGCACAGACTGCACTCAAAAAGTTTGAGGGTGTCAATGTGGACGAGCTCAAGGGCGAAATCAAAAAGCTCAACGGCGACCTTGCAACCAAAGAGAAGGAGTATCAGACAAGGATTGCGGATATGGAATTTAACTCAGTGCTTGACGGTGCAATTTCGGAAAGCGGTGCAAGAAACTCAAAGGCTGTCAAGGCTCTGCTTGACCTTGAAAACCTGAAAACATCTAAAAATCAGGCAGATGACATCAAAAAGGCTCTCGAACAGGTTAAGTCCGAAAACGGCTATATGTTCGGTTCTGACGAGCCTTTTCAGAATCCTGTCGGTGCAACCAATACAGGTAACGGCGGTACAGGCTCAAATCCGCTTGCGTCAATGCGTGCGGCTATGGGACTTTCTGCCGAAAAGAAATAATTTTATTAAATCTATGAGGTGATTTTATTATGGCAAACACAATTGCACTTTTTAAACAGTACACAGCGTTGCTTGATGAGGTCTATAAGCAGTCGGCACTCACAAGCAAAATTGACGGTGCGTCAGACCTTGCAACACAGGGCGCTAACGCAAACGAGCTTATCATTCCGATGCTCACAATGGACGGTCTTGCTGACTACTCACGCAACAGCGGTTATGTTGACGGCGATGTTGAGCTTACGAACGAAACCGTGAAATGTAACTTTGACCGTGGCAGAATGTTCACGGTTGACACAATGGATAATGCAGAAACGGCAGGCATTGCATTCGGCAGACTTTCGGGCGAGTTTATCCGCACAAAGGTTGTTCCCGAGCTTGACGCTTTCCGCTTTGCAAAGTATGCCGGTACAAGCGGTATTTCTTCCGTGAGTGCAACTCTCACAACAGGCGAAGATGTTGTAAAGGCTCTCCGCACAGCCTCAACAAAAATGGACGAGGACGAAGTTCCTTTCGAGAACAGACACCTTTTCATCACATCACCGCTTTACGGTCTTGTGCAGGATCTTGATACAACAAAGTCAAGGGAGGTTCTCAGCCGTTTTGCAGATACCACACTTGTTCCTCAGTCAAGATTCTATACAGCAATTGAACAGCTTGACGGCACATCCTCAAGCAAGGAAAAGGGCGGTTACAAAAAGGCGACTTCGGGCAAGAATATCAACTTTATGATTATTCACGGCTCTGCTCCGATTCAGTTCACAAAGCACCTTGACACAAAGGTTATTGAGCCGTCAGTTAATCAGAGTTCTGACGGTTGGAAGTTTGGTTATCGTATGGTCGGTATTGCCGATGTTTATGCGAATAAAAAGGCAGGTATCTACTGCCATTCAGCCGTAGAGGCTTAAAGGAGTGTTACTATGACCGCTTATGCCGATGAAGGCTATTACATCTCTGAATATCTCTGTGGCAGAAAGGCGGTCATTGTTTCCGCCTTTGATTATTATGCACGCTCTGCAACCCTGCTCATTAAGGCATACACAGGCGAAAATGTTGACGGGAACAATATTCCCGAAAGCGTAAAACTCTGCTGTTGTGAGCTTGCAGAGCTTGTATATAACGATGAAAAGCAGTCCGCAAATTCAGGAATTTCATCTGCAAGCGTCGGTGATGAATCCGTAAGCTATGTGTCCGAAGAAGAGCGTAAAACCGCCCATAAAAAGGCTGTCAGACACACAATTTACAAGTATCTTGCCGACACCGATTTGTTGTACAGAGGTGGTCGCAGATGATTATTACCCCTGAAAGCTCCTGCACAATCTACAGATTCAACGGCTCAGGCTATGACCGATATTTCATTCCCGAATGTCATTGGCAGGAGAACAAGGCTCGCAATGTGCTTAAAAGCGGAATGCAGAACGCTGACAGCGTGACGGTGTATATTCCGATTGAATCCGCAGGGCTTTTGCCCGGCTTTTTAAAACCGAGCGAAAACCTTTTTGCAGGTCAGCTATGCACCCCTCAGAACAGCGCACAGGACATTATTATTAATGGCGAGAGTAATTTCACCTTTGATAATTCAAACCCTCAGAGCGTGTCACAGAGCCTTAAAACGCTAAAGGAAAAACACAGGTGCTATGCGGTTATGTCGATTGATGAAAAGCTCTACGGCGTAACCGATTTACAGCACATCAAAATTTCGGCGAGGTGATTGCATGAAGATTGTTCAACCGCCCGATTTTGTCATCAAGTCAAAAAACGGAACGGCAGGTTTCCTCTGGGATAAAAAGTTTGCAGTCCGCAAAAATGCCGATGTGTTAAAGGTGCAAAAGTATGTTGACAGCACGGTTTTACGATTGATGAAACCCTATACACCATTCAGAAACGGCGTGCTTGAAAAGTCGGCAACCCTCTCAACGGTTATAGGCTCGGGTGAAATTCATCAGAACACACCGTATGCGAGGTATCTCTACTACGGCAAGGTTTACGGTCCCAATATCCCGATTAAGGGAAACGGTGTTATTGTGGGCTATTTCAGCCCTAAAGGACAGAAGAAACACCCCACAGGTAAAATGCTTGTTTATTCTCGGGCAAAGCACCCTCTTGCCGGCAAGATGTGGTTTGAACGAATGAAAGCCGACCGTAAAAAAGAGATTTTGCAGGGTGCTGCAAAAGTGGCAGGAGGTACGGCAGAATGAACATAATAGAACTTATGCAGAGCATTGTGATGAGCTTTCCAAAGCTGAACGATGTCCTGCACATTGACTACACAACCCCCGACACCGACAGCTACGGCTTATCTCCGACAGGCGACACACTGATTAAATCCGATGTTCTCGGCAATAAGGAGCGACAGCACACATTCATCTTGTACGCTGTTTATCAGTCGGTTAATGACTATGACCGACTTGCCAACAGCGGACTTATTAACGAGTTACAGCTGTGGCTTGAAAAACAGGCAAAGGGGCAAACGCTGACCGTAACGGTTGGCGACAATGAGCTTGCAGGTACGCTCACAAAAATAACCTGCTCAAACGGTATGCTTTACGACATACCCGACAGCAATTTAATCGGTAATGTAATGTATCAGTTACAGATTACCGCAGATTACAAAATCGAAAGTGAGGAATTTTAATTATGGCAACAACACCCGATATCGGTAAACTCAAAAGAAGTTATCTTATGCACTACATTGACGCTTCGTTCGGCACAGGCGAAACCCCTAAGTGGTTTTTGATTGGTCGTGACATCGAGGATATGTCCGTTGAACTCAACCCCGACACAGAAACAGTCAAGAACATTCTTGATGAAACCGTTGTAAACGATAACGGCTATGAACCGTCAATTGACGCAGACACTTATTACGCAAACACAGGCGATGCAATCTATGAAAAGATTAAGGATATTGCAATGAACCGCCTTACAGGCGACGACTGCAAGACTGCAATTCTTGAAGTTTTAGTAGACAAAAAGACAGGTCCGTATGACGCTTGGACTGAAACCTGTATCGTAAAGCCACAGTCCTACGGCGGTGCTCAGGGCGGTGTGAACATTCCGTTCAACATCGCATTTAACGGCGACAGACAGCAGGGTACGGCTACAATTGAGAAGAAAGTGCCGACCTTTACCGCAACGGTTTAATCTTCGGGGAGGGATTGATTTATGCAGAAACTTGTTTTTGACAGAGGTTACAAGGAGTATCAGATTGGCGATGACGAAAACGCAGTAATCCGTATCAATACCGCGGATGTGGGCATTCTTGCAAGGCTCAACGAGGCAGTCAAGAATATTGAGCAGATTCAGAAGAAGTATGAAAACGCTGAAAAAGCTGAAAACACAGACGCAATTCAGCTTATCACCGAGTGCGACAAGGACATCAGAGAGCAGATTAACTACATTTTCGGCTCGGATGTCTGCACGGTTGCCTTTGGTGAAATTAACTGTCTTTCACTTGTGGGCGGTAAGCCGATTTTTGAAAACTTCCTTGAAGTGCTTATTCCTGTTATGCAGGCTGATTTTGAATCGGCACAGAAAATTTCCAATAAGAAAGTCGGCAAATACACTTCACAGGTGAAAAAGTGATTGAATTACTGCCGAAAAGCCTTGAGGTTGACGGCAGAAACTACGAAATCAATTCCGACTTCCGTGTTGCTCTGCTGATTTTCAAAGCCTATGCAGACGATGATCTGAACGATTTTGAAAAATGCCGAGTGTGTGTCGAGTGCCTTTACAAGGAAATTCCCGAAAATTACCAAAAGGCACTTGACAGGGCAACTTGGTATCTTGACGGCGGAGATATTCCACAGGGCAAACAGCTCCCCGTTCGTGTGCTTGATTGGGAACAGGACGGACATATAATCTTCCCTGCTCTCAATAAGGTTGCAGGAGTGGAAACACGCACAGTCGATTATATGCACTGGTGGACTTTTCTCGGCTTGTTTAATGAAGTGGGTGACGGCTTGTTTACACAGGTGATTTCAATACGCACCAAAAAGGCAAAGCATAAGAAGCTCGACAAAACCGAACGGGATTTCTACAATGAACATAAAGAACTTATCGACCTAAAGCCCAAACTCACAGCCGAAGATAAAGAGGAACTTGACTTCATAAATTCGCTTGTGTAGTGTAGTATCTTATCACATATTGTTGACATTCTCTAAATGTTAGTGTATGATTAAGTAAAAATTATATTGTTTTAACATTTAGGAGGATGAATGATGAAAAGTAAATTTTATGAAGTTATGGCTTGGATTATCGGTATCGTCGGAATTATCGGTAGTATTGTTGCAGGTTTTCAGTTCCCGACTTCCACATACAATTCTGTTACAGAAGAATTCACAACAGGCTTTAATATGGGAATGACTGTAATTTGTCTGATTTCCGTTGCGGTTCTCTGTATGATTTTTGCTGGTATTTCCTGTATTCTCAAAAAGCTTGAATTTCTTTGCGGTGAACAGGAAACAGAGGAAAGCGATGAAAACAATAGCGGAAGTACCAATTCGCCCGATAAATGGGAATGCCCAAACTGCCATTGTATGAACTCATATAGCAATGTTGCGGAATGTCCCAATTGCCATTGGAAAGCGTAATTGAGGTGCGGTATGAAAAAACTCATAGCGTTAGCATTAACCGCAGTTTTTGCAGTATCGCTTGTTGGCTGCGGTACAACAGCGGAAAGCAGTTCGTTATTAGATGATGATTTTGAAGAAACAACAGAAGTAGAAACAACGGAAGTTCCTACAACATTTCAGAAAACAACTACAATGTCACCTGCCGAACGAGAAGCAACTTACAAAGAGCTTTGTGACGAGTACGATTATGATGATGTTCTTTTTGCTCCTGACAGATACGAAGGTATGTACTGTAAATTTACAGGTACAGTTTCTGCCCTTTGTAAAGATGACGGAACTTGGTTCGTGCTGAAAGATAAAAGCGGAAATCTTATAGATGTACACGGTGACGCTGAATATTACGAAAGAAATCAAAAAGTAGAAATTTATGGAACAATAAGAGAAGTAAAATCTACTTACTATTCTGATGGCAGTGTAATTATCGTTGACGCTAAATATGTCGATTTTGTCTGAGGTGAAAATGTACAACGCTGTTTCAAGCAAATCAAACTAAAACGAAAAGCCACTCCAAACGGGGTGGCTGTTCTTTTGCAAAATTTTATTAGCGTACATCATGACGGTGTGCGCTGTTTTTATGCCCATTTTTAAATGAAAGGATGTGAAAATATGGCGGTTGACGGTTATCTGAATTTTGACACGAAACTTGATACATCGGGTTTTAACGGCGGTTTGGCACAGGTTAATACTACTGTTACCAAATCAATCGAAAAGGTAAAAAATCAGCTTAAGACCTTTACAAAGACTGCCGCTGTTGCTTTCAGCACTTATGCAATTACAAATTTCGGCAAAGAGTGCATTGAGCTTGGTTCTGACCTTGCGGAGGTGCAGAATGTTGTTGATGTTACTTTTCCGGCAATGACCAAACAGGTTGACAAGTGGGCAAAAAGTGCAGCTAATTCTTTTGGTTTGTCCGAAACAATGGCAAAGCGGTATGTCGGTACTTTTGGCTCAATGGCTGAGGCTTTCGGTTTTACAGAGAAAGAAGCCTATGATATGTCAACCACGCTGACTGGACTTGCAGGCGATGTTGCTTCATTCTACAACATCAGACAGGACGAAGCCTATACAAAACTTAAATCAGTATTTTCGGGCGAAACCGAAACTTTAAAAGATTTAGGCATCGTAATGACACAGACTGCGCTTGACAGCTATGCCCTTGCAAACGGTTATGGTAAGACCACAGCTAAAATGACAGAAGCCGAAAAAGTAACATTGCGTTACAAGTTTGTTCAAGACCAGCTCGCCAATGCGACGGGTGACTTTGCCCGAACGCAGGACAGTTGGGCGAATCAGACAAGAATTTTACAGCTCCGACTTGACAGCCTGAAAGCAACACTCGGTCAGGGACTTATCAATGTGTTTTCTCCGCTGTTAAAAAATCTTAATTCCTTTATCGAAAAATTAGATGTTGCAACGGAAAAATTCAAAAGCTTTACGGAACAGGTTTTCGGCTATTCATCTGCAACCGACAATTCCGCAAATTCCGCAAGCTCTGAAATGACAGACCTCGCCGATGAAACAAAGAGTGCAAACTCTGCACTTGCCACAACATCGAAAAAGACAAAGGAAATTAAAGACAATCTTCAAGGATTTGACAGGCTTAATGTGATGAGCCTTGAAAACAGTTCATCAGATGATAGCACAGCAGTAAACAGCCCCACAAAGAAATCTTCTAAAGCCGCAGTTAACGCACTTGATACTGTCGCAACAGCGATTGAAAAGCGTACAAACAAGGTTTTTAACAGCATTAAAAGAGCCTTAAATAATCTGAAAAATGCTTTTGTTTCAATCGGCGAATCGTGGAAGAGAGTGTGGAAAAACGGCACAGGCGAAAAGATTATCGGAAACATCAAACAGCTTTTGAAAAATGTTTTTGATATCATCGGTGATATTTCAGGAGCGTTTACAAAGGCTTGGAATAAGGCTGGACTTGGTGACGAGGTTGTGCAATCCATTATCGACAAATGGAACAGCTTGCTTGAACTTGTAAATACGATTGCAGAGGATTTTCGCAAAGTTTGGAATAACGGCACCGGTGTGAGAATTTGGACTAATATTCTGAATATTATCAAAAACTGCAACAACTACACCAAAACTCTGAGGACTAAAATCAAACAGGCTTGGGACAAAAATGAATCGGGCAAAAAGATTTGGGAAGCAATCCTTGGCATTGTTGAAGATATCACAGGCTTTTTGAGCGATATGTCAGAAATTCGCCTTGAATGGCTTGAAAGTCTTGATTTGTCACCGCTTGTATCAGCTGTTGCCGACCTCGGACAGGCGTTCAGGGATTTGCTCAAAGCCTGCGGAGATAAGCTGAAACAGGCATACAAGAATATTCTTCTCCCACTTGCAAAATGGACAATTGAAGAAGCAGTTCCGAAACTTGTAGAAGCCCTTGCAGGAGCATTGAAACTGTTAAGCAAAATAGTTAAATCTACTAGTGACAAAACCTTGTACGCTATCGCAGGCGGCATTACTGCAGTCGGTACAGCTGTTGTTGTTTTCAAGGCAGGACAAGCGATTGCAAGCGGAATTGACAAAGTCAAAAATGCTATAAAGTTATTTTTGACAACTGTTTCTGCAAATCCAATCTTAGCCGTTGCCGGTGCCATCACCGGACTTGTGACTGCAGTTACTGTATATAATCAGCTTGTTTGGAGTAATTCCGAAGCTAAAAAATTTGCTGATGAAATTGACGGTATAAAATCAAGGCTTGATACAACTACGCAAGGTATTGAGGATAATTTGTCAGACACTCTTGAACGAATGGACAGCTTGTATGCAGACAATACACTTGTTGACAGTTACCAACAGAAACTTGATGAACTTCTGCAGAAAGCTACGCTTACTCCTGAAGAGCAGGCACAGTTACAAACTATTGTTACATATTTTAAAAGCAATGTTGACGGTTTTAGCGACACTTGGAATAACTATGTGTCAATCAGTAGTGGCGGCAAGTTGCACCTGAACGGCGATTTAAGCGAAGTTCGTAATGCAATTGACAATACAATTGATAAATACCAACAACTTGCAAATAGTGCCGCATTAGCTGAATTATCTTCTGAAAATAGCAAAGAACGAATTCTTGCGTCAAAGAAATACAGCAGTGCAAAATCAGATTATAACAACAAGAAAAAAGACCTTGAAAACGAACAGAAAAAACTGAAAAAGTGGCTTGAGAAAAACGGCAAAAGTATGCAGGCTCTTGAAAATTACTATTTTGGTGGCGGTGCTAAAAACGACGCTTTATGGAAAGAGGGCATTGAATACTTCGAGAATATTCAGAGCAAAACAAAATCTCTTGACGGTGCAACAAGTTCGGTAAATAAAGCTGTTGCCGCTATGAACAAACTGACTATGACGGGTGATGACCTTACAGATGTACAAAAGGTTGTTAATGGCAACTATTCAGACGCCGCCGCTGTTCTTATGGCTTACAATGCAGGTCTTATCAGTACAACGGATGTTCAAAATTCGCAGTGGAAATCTTTGAACAATTTGCAAAAAGCTGCAAAAGATACAGGTAAAAACACGGTTCTCGGTCTTGTTGAGGGTACAGACGCATACAAAGGTGCGCTTGTCAAAAACAGTCACGGTCTTGCTTCTATTGTGCTTTCAGAATATGATACCACGATGGGAATTCATTCCCCGTCAACAGAAATGTATGAAAGAGGCGGTTACACGGTTCAAGGTCTTGCAAACGGCATTCGTGACAGAATATATGCCTTGAAAAATCCGCTTGCAAGACTGCTTAGCTTTATTTCAACACATATCAATCCGATTTCAAGCGTTTTCTCAAATGCTTTTGAGGGTATCAAGAGTGCTGTAAAAAAGCCTATGAACGGATTTTTAGGTGTTGTTCAAAACTTCTTAAACAATTTTATAGATCCGTTCAACAGCCTCGGCAGTGCTATTTCAGGCGGAATGAGTACAGCGGCAAAGATTGCTTATGAAGCGTTAGGAAGTGTAAACGGCAATGTCGGACTGCCTAACATTACAGTTCCCCGACTTGCCACAGGTACGGTTGTTCCGGCAAATTACGGTGAATTTCTTGCCGTACTCGGTGATAACAAGCGTGAGGCTGAGGTTGTTTCGCCGATTTCAACTATCAAACAGGCACTTATTGAGGCTATGGCAGAGATAGGCTCAACAGGTGACAGCGGTGACATTAACCTTACTGTAAATCTTGACGGCGAGGTGATTTTTAACAACATTGTAAAACGCAACAACGCAGTCAAAAAGCGTCACGGTGTCGGTGCGTTAGGTTAGGAGACGATGACATGGCAAATTTTAAAGGTTATTTAATAAGGTTTCCTAAGAGCGGTAAGCTGTTTCCGCACGAGCTTATTGCAAAGGATAACTACAACGGCACTCCGCTCCAGAGAACCGAAATCAAGGCATACCGTGACAGCAACAATCTTCTGCACCGCACAACTTCGCCAAATTACAAGTCGAAAATTGAGTTTACAACCGTTGATGAACTCACCCTTGCACAAATGCAGTCAATTAGAAGTGCTTTGAATAGTTCGTGGGACAACTCTCAACAGCGTAAAATCCGTGTCGAGTATTGGGACGATGAACTTCTTGCATATCGCACAATGACCGCCTATATGCCCGACATCACCTATCAGGTCAAGAAAATCACCAAAAACAACATCATATACAATGCCGTGACTTTCACTTTTATTGAGTATTAAGGGGGTGACAGATTGCTATCCGTTTCAAGTACGCATAAGCAGAAAATTATTAACGAGCTGATTTCAAACAAGCTCGAAATCTTTTCATCTGACAGCAAGTTTGATGTCATCACCGAAACCAACATTGAAAGCGAAAGTATGAGCCTTAAACAGTCGATTTGTGACGAAAACAAATTAAAGTTCGGCGGTTGCATTGCTTCCGAATTTAAAATCGGATTGCTGAACACCGTTGACAGAACTTTTGATGTTTCAAAACTTGTCGGCTGTTGGATTTTAGTTAAGCTGACACAAACTTTTCCGTCAGGCTCTCCGATACTGCCGAGCAGTTCATTATATCCAAGCGACACTCTCTATCCGGGCGAAGCCGTGACAACAAAGTCGTGGTGCATTTTTAACGGTATGATTGACAAAGCCGAGGTCAATAAAACGGATCAGAACAAAATCAGCATAACCGCCTATGATGTGATTTCACAGCTTTATGAAACCGACTGTACAAACGTTCTGCAAAAGCTCTGGAATAACAATTCTAACAGCACTTCGGTCTATGCACTGTTGGCAATGGTTTCTGAAAAATTTATTAACCTATGCGGTCAACCTGATGCCCATTTTTTATCCGACCGTTTACTTAACGAGGTTATCAACAAGGCTGAGAATCTGACTGTTAAGAATATGAAAATTTTTAACAAAGTATGGCTTAATGATTCCGAAAAGGTTAATTACGGTCAATTGCTTAATTATACAGCGGAAATGCTCGGTGTGTTTGCTTTTGTTAAACCCGATAGCCGAAAAGGCGGTAACATTGTTTTTGTCAACCTTGAAACCGATACAACAAAAGCAGAAAAATATGACTTTTACGAGGCATTCAACGCTGACGAAAAATCAAGCGGTACATACGGGACTGTTGACTTTGCAATCGGAGGTGCTACACGAACCGCAAAGGTGCGTAGCTACAAGTTTTTAGGCGGTAAAACCTATGATATGACAGATAACATTCTTGTATGGCAGGAAAACGATAACGAAGGCGGTGCGTGGATACATAAGTTTGAAAATTTGTTTTCAGGCGATACGGGCAAGCGAATACACCATAAAATTTATAAGCCTATCGAGGCAACCCTTGACGGCAGACTGTGGGTTGAACCGGGCGATATGATACAGATTAAATATTATGTAACCGACGCTGACGGCAACTATGCCTATAACGCTGACGGCACTCCGCAAACCGCAACCGTGACATCATATGTGTTATCGAGAGAGCTTACGGGCATACAGGCACTCACAGACAAAATCACAGCGAAAGGAGAATAGAAATTGAACAAATACACACGAATGAACTGGGAAAACACTCCCTCAACAGCAACTCCGCTGACTGCCGATAACCTCAACCATATGGACGAGGGGATTGAACAGGCAACAGACGGAGCAATTGCACTTGAATCCGAAATAACCACGGCAAGAGGCAGTTCTAATTCACTTGGGGCAAGGCTTGATACAGTCGACACAAATCTTGCAAAAAAAGCTGATAAAGCCAATACTCTCGCAGGGTACGGCATTTCAGACGCATATACACGAGAAGGAACAGATAAAAAACTTGCCCGAAAGCTCGATTCAATGCCGTTCGACAGCGAACCCAAAAATAACAGCCCGTGTTACCTCACAAGCGGAGCAGTTTACAACGCTCTGCTTGTGAAAGCAGATAAAACCGCCTTGGCGACTAAATATGATTCGTCAAATATTGAAAGTGGTACATCAACACTCACACCGTATTCAACCGTCACCGATAAAATCAAAAGTGCAAACTGTACATATAAGACGATTGGTGACATCGTAATCGTCAGTGCAACGGTCAAAATGAACGCAGTATCTCTTGGCGGCAAAAGCATGTGTCCGCTGATTGATTTGCCGTACAAATGTATTTCCGAGGACAATGTTTTTTGTGTCGGTATTTCAAACCTTGGCAAACTCTTTAAATTTGCCATTCCGAAAAATAACACTTGGCTACAGTTTTCGACTCAGGATAAGACCGTATATACATTCGCAGACGGCGAGCAAATTAATGTGATTTGCTTGTACAAAATTAAATAACGGAGGTAAAAATTATGGAACTTAAAGAAAAAATTACACTTGATATGCTCACAAAGGACAGCGTGTCGGTACTCAGACAGCAGTTTTTAACCTTTAACGGTGAAGAAATGCAGGTGGGCGGCAACATCCGCAATGCCTACATGAACAGCAAATCAGGCAGAGAACAGCTCAGAGCGGTGCTGTCTGACGAATATTACAATGCAGTTATGACGGTATGGGGAACAGACCCAACCGTTGACGAGCCGACAGAAAGCGAGGTGTAAACAATGAAAGAAAACATTTTACAGGCGTTATTTGCAACGGTATGCGGTGCAATCGTTGCATATCTCAACATCTTGCTTGTGCCGTTTGCGGTGATGATTGCGGTAATGATTATCGACTACATCACAGGAATGGCACAGGCATACATCAGTCACACGCTGAACAGCCGTGTCGGTGTAACAGGTATTATCAAAAAGGTAGGTTATATCGTAGCCGTAGCGGTCGGTATTGTTGCCGACTATCTCATCAGCTCGGCACTTGTCAACTGCGGAATCGACCTGCGGATTAACTACTGTATCGGTATGATTGTTACGATTTGGTTTATCATCAACGAATTAATTTCAATCCTTGAAAACCTTTCGGAAATCGGAATCCCATTGCCAAAATTTTTGGTATCAATCGTCAAGAGATTAAAGACAACAGTCGAAGTAAAAACAGACGAAAGCGAGGAATAACATGAGTAATTCAAAACTTGTAAATTACACTAAATTATCGCCAAACCACAGCGGTAAACGCACACACAGTATTGACCGAATCACTCCGCATTGCGTAGTCGGACAGTGCTCTGTCGAAACCCTCGGCAACATCTTTATGAACACGAAAAATGAGGCAAGTTGCAACTACGGTATAGGTACGGACGGAAGAGTGTTACTCTGTGTCGATGAGAGCAACCGCTCTTGGTGTAGTTCATCAAACGCAAATGACCAGCGTGCAGTCACAATCGAATGTGCAAGCAACACGGTAGCTCCGTACACCATGAACAGCAAGGTTTATAACAAACTCGTTGCACTCTGCGTTGACATCTGCAAGCGAAACGGCAAAACTCAACTGCTTTGGTTCGGTAATGAGGACAAGACGCTAAATTATTCGCCAAAATCAGGTGAAATGGTCTTGACTGTACATAGGTGGTTTGCAAATAAATCTTGCCCAGGTGACTGGCTCTATAACAGGCTCGGCAATCTTGCAGACGAAGTAACCGCACAGCTCGGCGGTAAGACATCAAATACAAATACGGAGGTAGAAGAAATGATTAAATACGGCGCACACAACACAGCTACACTTGCGTTCAAGAAACAGCTGATTACACTTTACAACATGGGAATTGTAAAGACAAAGGTCGATAATTCAAACGGCTTCGGTGACGGCACTCTTAAAGCCGTTAAAGAGGCACAGAAGGCAGGTAAGGTCACGGTTGACGGCATTGTCGGCGAGAAGACAATCAATGCTATCTATCATCTCATCAATGACGGTATCAGAGCAAAAGACAGCAAAATCGCCAACGCTAAAAAAGCACTTGGCTGATGTTTAAATATTTCGCACCGTTGCAAATTTTATGTAGCGGTGCGGATATCACAAATAAAGAATTGGGGTGACGAAAACGGTAAATTTATATCAAGGCGATTGTCTTGAAGTGTTGAAAACTTTGCCCGATAACAGCGTTGACCTGTTGCTGACAGACCCGCCTTATGGGATTGATTTTCAGTCCAGGTGGCATAATGATAAGAGTAAAAGAAAATCTAAAGTTTTGAATGACCGAACTTTTATTACAGATTTTATACCGTTGATAAAGTCCAAAATCACAAAAACAGGTGGTATTTTGTGCTTTACCCGTTGGGATGTTCAGCAGATTTTCATTGACGAGTTCATTCGTAACGGTTTAAAACCTAAAAATGTTCTCATTTGGGACAAGAAAAGTCACGGTATGGGAAATTTAAAAAAGGAATTTGGCGGCAGATACGAGAGTATTATTTGATACCGAACGATGATTTTAAATTCAAAAACGGACGACCGCAGGACTTAATTTCTGTTTCAAGAGTACCACCATGTAAATTAATTCACCCGAACGAAAAACCTGTTAAGCTCCTTGAATTTTTAATTGAAAAAACTACTTTGCAAAACGCAACCGTCCTCGATTGCTTTATGGGCTCAGGTTCGACGGGAATTGCCTGCATAAACACAAACCGTAATTTTATTGGTATTGAACTTGACAAAAAGTATTACAAAATTGCCGAGGAAAGAATAAATTCAGCGACTAAATAAACTACATATTAAACACATAATTGCAAAAAAACTCCCCTCATCCGCCGTAAAAAAGCGAGTGAGGGGAATTTGTTATTTGTAGATTTGTTAGCTACTTGTTAGCTGTGTGTTAGCTACGATATGTATTTTTCCGTGTTTTAGGGTGATTTAAGTATAGCAAAACCCCAGTAAACATCGTATTTACCGGGGTAAAAAGCTATGGTGCAGGTAACAGGACTTGAACCTGCATGAAATTGCTTTCACATGGACCTGAACCATGCGCGTCTGCCAATTCCGCCATACCTGCTTATTAAATTGAAAATTGAAAATGGAAAGTTGAAAATGATTGTGTCAACTTTTGCATAATCAATTTAAATTCCCTTGATTTTTACACGGTGGGGAAACCGAGGCGGAGCTTACTCTTCAGCTGATTCCGCAACAGCACCCAAAATGTGCTATATTATTATAGCAGACCGACAGGTAAGTGTCAAGTGACATTTACTTTATCGGTCTGTTTTACGCTGATTATTTTTCAGAATCGGGTTTGCGGATTTTGAACCCGTCATATTTTCCGATGTCGCAGAGGGCAATTTCGTGGCAACCCATTCTTGTTGACAGCGGTGCAAGCTCCATATAGTCGCCGTAGAGGAAAGTAAGGTACTTGTCATATTCCTTTGGCACGGGGAACTTGTAACCCTCAAAGTCGGCATAAGCAACATCGTCAAGATATTTCTTTGGAAAAGCACCGTTATAAATATTTCTGCCCATTCCGTCATAGAGATATTTTGCATTCTTTTTGTTTTTAAAGAATTTTAAAGTACGGACTTCAAGCCACATACTGAATCTGAGCGGAAATATTTTCTTGCAGAAATTTGTTACAATGCTCTGGATTCTACTGCCGTTTTCAGCCTTGCGATTGTTCCATTTATTGAACACCAGCGCTCTTGTGAACAGAGTCACAGCCATATGAATTTTTCGTCCGATTGCTGAATTGGCTGTGTTATCATGACAGAAAATATCAAACGCAATTCCGTTGTGCATTGCGTGATGGTCTTTTGCAAAGTCGGTTGCAAAGAAAGTGTCGTCAAGTCTGACCTTGGCAAATTCATAGAAACAAGATTTGTCCGTATGGTACGATTGAAAAGTCATATTGCTCGGAAGTTCCTTTGGCGCAATCTCGCAAAAGCGGTCAAAATCTTCACGCAACATCATAATATCGGCATCATCATCCCACGGAATGAATCCTTTGTGACGGATTGCACCGAGAAGTGTTCCTCCGCCGAGAAAATATTTTATGTTGTGCTTTCGGCAAATTCTGTCGGTTTCAAGCAGAAATGCAAGCTGAATTTCGTGAATTGAATCAAGTCTGCGCTCGTGTGAGTGGGGGATACGCAGAACTTTTTCGGACTTCATCTTGTCCATTATGCAGATTTTCAGCATGGTTTCAAGGTCTATGTCGGGAGTGCATTCGTTTACGGAAATTTTGTTTGAATTAATTGCACAGCCGTCAAGCTCCGTAAAATCGCCCGACTCAATTGTACAGCGACTGCCGTAAATATCGTTGAGAACAGCCGCAATCATAATCAGCGATGCGTTGCAGCTTTTGCCGCCGACATTATAAACTGCGTTTTCTTCAAGATTTGTCATTGCGAAAACAATCGCCTTTAAAACATCGTTGATATAAACAAAGGTGCAGCGATCCCTTGTTGCAGGAACAACTGTGTCACGGCGGTTGGCTATATCGTCAAAAACAGGATCAAGCACGCTTGTAAAGTTGCTTGACGCTCCCAAAATTATGCCCGTTCTGAGCGTTGTAACGGTTGATTCGCTGTTCTTCAAAACCGAGTGCAAGGTGGTTTCTCTTGTTCTCATAAGCTGACCTGCAAGCGATGAGAGAGAGGTTGCGTCAAGTTCTGCGTACTCGTTTTCGGAATAAACTCTGTGCGGTTTGGCTTTGCCGTAAATTCTGCTGTCGTTCACAACGACAACTCTTGCGCCTGTGGCTTTTGCAATTTTGGCACAGGCATTTATCTCTGCAATGCCGTCAATCATAATCTGTGGGTTGTTGTCTGTATGTTCACCGCAGATTCCTGTTGTAATTACATAGTCGGCACTTGAAATTTCTGATGCAGAATTATAATCGACAAAATCGAAATCATCTCTTAACAAGAGTTCGCTGTGGTATGATGCCATTGCGGTGCGTGATTTGCCGAGAAGGATAACTTTTATTCCGAGCCTTTTAGCCTCGTTATTGTACAGAAAGGCATAGCAAAGACACCTTGCAAGTTCACCGCCCGAGATGACAATTGTTTTGTTCCTGAGCTTTGCAAGAGTTTCTTTTTCAACTCCGGGCAATGCCGCCCTGTCGGCCTCAAATTCGTTTAAAAAATCTTTAATACGCATTACTTTATCCTTCGTAATTCTGCACGCAGTTCTGTTGCTCTTATACTGCGTTTTATTCCGTCTTTAAGCGTGGTTTTCGGACTAAAGCCGAGTGATTTTATTTTATCGTTGCACAAAACATACGGTGTGGGGGATGACGGAGAAAATTCGGGTTCTTCTTCGTCTTTTCTGTGAACGAACACTACGGAGAGATTCTTTTCGGGATTTGCCGATTTTACAAGCTGTGCAAATTCCCGCATTGTCACATTTGCGTTATCGTTTGAAATGTTGTATGCCTCGCCACTTTTTCCGTTAAGCAAAATATCAATCAATGCAGAAACCGTGTCCGTCACATAGCAAAAGCTGAATTTTTCGCTACCGTTATCTGTAAGCATAATGCTCTGATTTTTTGCCGCACTGACAATCAGCTTTGCCCATTTTCTTTCATCGCTCATTCTGACACAGCCGAGTGTGGGGCAGGGACGGGCGATTTTGACATTCATACCGAATTTTTCAGCATAGCAAACAGCAAGTGTTTCGGCTGAACGCATACTTTGTGCGTATGCACTGTCGGCATCGGTCGGATCAAGATAGCCGAGGTCGTTTTCGCAAATGTTACTTTTACCGCTGAAAACCTCCCCGTAAACCATATATGAAGATACGAGCAGAACCGATTCGGCATTTGACTCTTTTGCATATTCAAGCACATTTGCAAAGCCCGAAGTGATTGTATCCGCAATTTCGGGATTACTGCAATCTTCCTCTGCAACCTCACACGGGCAGTTGCAGTATATTACAAAGTCGGCTCTTTCAATCTCCGGAAAGTTCTTTGACTCTCCGATTTCAACAACAAAATCTTTGCGGAGAGTAAGGTTGCCGAACTGCTTTTCGGCATCTTCACGGCTTTTTGCAAGGGTGATTACCCTTGTGTTGTTTTCGAAAAAATCATTGCCCTCAAGCAATGTGCATATAATGTAATATGCAATAAGTCCGTGACAGTCCGACACGAAAACAGTCTTGTTTTTTAACTGTTGAAAATTTATCCTGTTGTCTGCAATTTTTTTAATGTCCTCAAAAATTTCGGAGGGCAGATTGCCTTTTACGGTACAGTCCAT